TGAAACCAGTGCGTTAAAAATGTACGAACCTGTGTCAACATAAGTTTCCGTTTCGTCAATGTCAGAAGCAAGTTTGGTATACTCGCCGCCAACTTCTTTTACAATTTCTTTAAGAAAGTCCATAAATCACCTAAAAATATAATGTGGATTTTGAGATTTAAAAATCTCTACCTGCTCTTCAGTTTTAAAGAACTTAAAAAGTATTGTATTTGGATGCTCTTTAAGTTGATATTTTAGTTTAATCATTTTTCTCCTTATTCATGTAGTTAATTTTATAACACCAAAGCTTAGCATAAAGATCAGGATGAGGACCTTTTAATACTTTAATAATAGTATCTAAGTCTTTTTTTGTAATTGGTAATTCTATTGACATTATGCTGCAATACCATATTGCTCACGAAGAATTTTTTTGTAGGGTCCACCAGGATTTTCCTGACGAATCTCTTTTACCAGTTTAAGTTTTTGATATAAAGCGGTGTCACCGCCAAGATGCAGTGCGCTCACGATAGTCGCAAGCTCTTTATCATTAATAGGAAGATCCATTAAAAGAAAAACGATTCTAGGTTTACAGTTTTTTCGACATTCCACCCGATAGCATCAAGAATAGACTTAAGGGGTTCTACAAAACTCTTTTCAAATTGTAGGTCATAGTCGATGTATTTGTCAAGACCAAGTTCCCGTGGGAAGTCCTGAATAAAGGAGATAATGTTCTCCTGAATGATATTTGGTTTTTTCAAATAGAGGAACTTAATTTTTTCCCCATTATTGATAAGTGAATATTTATTAGTGAGTTTTTTCTGCTTCACGTAGTGATTAAATAGAAGTGCTCCACGACAATGAATAGGAGTACCCTTAGTATAGATGTCTGATGAAGAGTGGTACTTACGAATATCTGAAGCAGTTCTTGGGAAAGCAATTTCCTCTGGAGGAAGACTTCTGAACTTCACTCTACATTCTTCGATGAAGTCGATAACATCATCTTCAGTCCCATTCATCATTAGTTTGAGACCGTCTTTAATCATCTGACGGCAGGGGGCAGGTGTAGAAGACTTGACTGCCTCAATACCCATCATCTTCAGTTTGGGTTCATTGTACTGAACACCCTCACTGTTCCATACGTTGAGAATATAACGCTTCTTCGCAGTCCAGATACCACGTTCAGCGATATTCTCTCGCTTCATTTGCATCTTTTGCTCATACGCTGAAACATAATTCGCAAGTTCCTGATAACAAGATTCGATGAATGGTTCAAGTTTCTCTTGACAGATCTTATCAAGTATTCCAACAATCTTTGTTTTATCATCAGACTGATTACTAAAAAATTTAGTAACAAGAGGTCCCATATTAAGATAGATTGAATCGGTGTCAGATGCAATAACATAATCGACTTCTTCTGTTTGTAGAAGTTTATTTAGATATCCATTAACTTTATTCTCAATCCATCGGATAGAAACTTGTCCGGAAAGTGTAATTGCTTCTGCGTTTGCTAGTTTATAATAACGGAAATACTGGTTACCGATAGCACCATAAGCAGAATTAAGTTGAATCTTTCTTGCCATTTGGATGTTGTTGCATCTAGCAATCTCCTTTTCCAACTCTTTTGTCTTTGTCTTCTCATACTCCTGTTTGGCAGCAAGCATTTTCTTTTTGTAGATAGTTCGATCTTTATAGATCTTCTCCATCAATTCTGGAAGAAACCCACGCACATCTTTACGGTACATGGCACCATTGGCACACACTGCATAGTCCTTATACATCTCAAAGGTTATTTGCTCTTCAAGTATCTTATCAACTGTAACCGTTGGGTGTCTCTCGTCCAAGAGCGTCTCCGGGGAGATGTTGTACTGCATAATAAGGTGAGGGTACAGACTATTAAGGTCAAAAGACACAACCCAATCATACTTTCCAGGAATCGGTTCCTTGACATAGGCTCCTGCATACTTAGAATCCTTATCAGAACGTTCTTTAGGAGGAATGGCAATATTTCTCCTCTTTAAATAGTTATAAATGATCGTATCCCACATACGAACTTGTGAAAACACATCGTTATAATTTGCTTTGGCATCGTATGCCATAGTCAAAGCAAGTTCGATCAGTTTCATCTTGTCTTCCAAACGATCAACAAGTTCTACGTCAATAATGTTATATTCTACAAACTTTTGCCACCCTTTAGTATAAAAATCTTTAAAGGTATCAAACTCAGAGTGGTCAAGTTTTTGCTGCCCAAGTTCCACGCTTGAAATATAGTCGAGGCGATATGATTCCTGCGCTTTATAAGTAAATTTTTTATAAAGATTCAAATAATCAAGTTGACTAATACCACCAACATCATAAGAGATATGTTTACGACCAGCAATATAAATCTCATCTTCGGTCACTAGTCCCCATGGAGACATACGCTTCATCAGTTTTTCACCCAGAATACGGTCCAGACGACGAACAAGATATGGGATATCATACAGTTCAATATTCCATCCAGTCACAACTTCTGGAGTATTTTCCTCAACCATCCACCAGTTGATAAAGTCCATCAGAAGGTCACGTTCGTTATCAAATGAACGATAGATGACGTTCTTCTGTTGATTCTTAAACGGACCCATACCCCAAGTGCGAATCTGTTTAGAAGAGTAATCTTGAATGGTAATCAAGAGAACTTCTTCGGCAGCAGACTCTACATCAGGGAATCCATTCTCCGATGCAACCTCAATATCAAGAGTAGTAACCTTTACTTTATTGATATCGAACTTCAATTCCTCCTCTGGATACATCTCAGAGATATACTGATAGATGTATTGAGTATTTCCATAAATTCTAAAGTTTTCTACACCCTCATACTTTTTAACAAACTCACGACAATCACGAACAGAACCAGGTTGAACTGATTCAACATACTCCCCATTCAGGGTTTGATATTTAGTTTTCTTTTGGGAAGGGACAAAAAGAGTCGGGTTAAACTTCTCTTTGGTCATAAAGTGTCTACCATCTTCATAACCACGGACCAAGAAGTTGTCCCCGACCATTTGAACATTTGTATAAAAGCGCATTATGCAGTCAATTCAAGATACTTTTCAATAATTTCTGGTTTTGGATCTGCAATGGTTAGGATATCAGAAGATCTAACCATCAATTCAGTTTGATTAGTTATTTTTGGCCATGGAACCATTTCATCTTCACTGATAAAAAGATAGGGATTGATTAGTTTGCAATCAGGGTCACCGAGCTGAGAATCAACTTCAACAACTTCACTAATTATAACATTATCAACATCTAAAAGAAGACATTTAATTTTATTTTCATTATCATCCATTTACATTTTCCTCGTAAAGATTTTTAAGAGATTCAACTGGTTCTGTAATAGTAACTACCCAATCTTGTACTATAGCAATTTCAGTATCTTGGGATAAGATAAACCATTTTGATAAAGAAATTTGTACATCTTGAACATCATTATCAACTTGTTCAGTTAACATGATGGGAGTTTGACTAACAACTTTATATGGGGATTTTAAAAGATACTTAGAAAGTTTTTCATCAGAACTAGATAAAATTTCCTTTACATCAGAAATTAAAGTTTCTCCAGATTTGAGTAAAACGAGTTTTATTGACATTTTTAAATCTATTTTAATACAACTATAGTACCACAAAAAAAGAGAGGTGTCAACTGGATTTTGCCAGTTACCTCTCCGTCTGCGCCGACGATATTCTCTATTATTTAGAGATAATCTTTGCGCGAATGATGCTCCGGAACTATTTTCCCAAGTATGATCCGTAAAAGTCCGTCTTCAAATGTGACTTCGCGTACTTCTGTGTCGTCGGATAAAGTCCACGCTCGTTTAAAACTTCTGCTAGCCACTCCCTTGTGGATAAACGTCCTATCCGATTCTGTATCCTCTTTTTGTCCTTCGACAAAAAGTTTTCCATACTCTGTGTAGACATTTACTTCTCCTTTCTTGAATCCAGCGAGTGCAAGTTCCAGGTGGGATTCAACGTTATTTATCTGAACTAGGTTGTATGGAGGATAATTAGTTGTAGTTTCGTGAAGATTGAATAGACGGTCAAAGTATTCATCCATTCCGATACTATTGCGTGTGATTCTTTCCATTAAGGTAGGAAGATCCGCAGCAGTATACCTTGTGAGGTTAGTCATTATGGTAGCTCCTTTAAAAGCGAGTTTGTGTTTTGTGAACCCTTACGGCGTTCTCAATTATTATATATCAAATTATATAAAAAAGAGGAGTGGTAAACTCCTCACCTCTTTGTTCGGTTTTCAGGCAAGTGCCTTAGTAATTTCAGAAATAGATGTCATAGCAATGTCTTTCGGAACTCCACTCCACTTAAATACTTGAGCACCATCATCAGAACAAACTGTAACTGTGAAAGTAAGTTCTTTCATAATTTGAGATACTGATTGTGGCATACCATCAATGGTTTCAAATACAGTTAATACTCGATCATTCATAACTTCAACATCTTCAAAAATTTTAGGAAGTTTCTTTCTCCAAGCATCCCAGTCTTCGTGTCCACGATTATTTCTGAACCTGGAACTAATGCACTTAGCAACAGTTCTCAGTTCATCAGTATTTAAATATGGAAAAAAGTTTTTAGATTCTTCTGTTACACCACCAAGGCGAGTTGATGTTGAATTTCTAGATGCTTGTGCGGAAAGACATCGTTTACAAATTGCTCTCCAAATTTTTTTATATTCAGATTCAAAATTTGGATATTTTTCTGAGATACTCTCCATTGTCACATTTTTTCTATAATCAGTGACTAACATGATCAGATTTATATGGTGCAACGTAATTCTAACATAAAAAAGGGGGGTTCGTCAACCCCCTTGTTTCATTCTGTTTCTTCTACCTGTTTAAGGTGCGTGGTTAAAGCACTTTTCCATTGCTCTTCGGTATACCCACAAGCAATAAAAAATCTACGGACCATTTCCAAAAACTGGTTTTCGTTGAGATATGGATCATCACAACTATGTCTTACATCCTCAGAAGGAAGGATGAACTTTGCTTTTGGGTTTGTATGCCAAGCAGCATTCTCATTCTCGTGGCGAAAGGTAAATTCAAAACTTCCAGAAGCCATCACTCAGTCTCCTCTACACGCTTTTTCTTGGAACCAATGTTGTATTTGGTTTCCAAAATCCAATCACCTTTGTCCTTATAAGCAAGGACTTTGATTTGGTTGAGTGGAGCAATATCTTGAATCTTGGTTACATCAACAATAGTGATGAGTCCCCAGTCAGCAAGAAGTTGGGCGATGCGATTGCGACGCTGAACGTCATTAACAGTCAGGTTTGCGTGTTTGCCATCCAGGGCAAACAGTTCCTTAAAATGAACCAGGTAATATCTACCTTGCTTGTGAAGAATATGGCAAGACTGATAGATTTTCTTTTCCTTTCGTGATGCGACTCCAATACGAGTCAAAGTTTCGCGCACTTTCAAAAAGTCATCGGGTTCATTGAGAACCACTTCCACCATTTGATCGGGCGTCCACTTCACTTCAGGTTCTTGAACGACACTCATTTT